ACTGTTGAAAACAGAAAACTTTGACTATGTACTGGCCTCTGATACCGACTCGGTATATGTGACTCTCGAATACCTCGTGAAGAATGTCTTCGGTGATGATGTGCCTGAAACCAAGAAGGTGATTCAGTATATCGACAAGATCTGTAAGGAACGTATCGAACCATTCATCGATCGTTCTTATCAAGAGCTTGCTGAATATATGCACGCGTATGCTCAGAAGATGCAAATGAAGCGAGAGAACATCGCCGATAAGGGTATCTGGAAAGCCAAGAAGATGTACATCTTGAATGTGTGGAACTCTGAAGGAGTTGAGTATGAGAAGCCGAAGCTGAAGATGACAGGCATCGAAGCGGTTCGATCCTCGACTCCGACCGCATGCCGCGATGCCATTAAGAAGTCTCTCGAGATTATCATGGGTGGATCTGAATCAGATCTTCAGAAGTATGTGGCCAATTTCAAGTCAGAGTTTTCCTCTCTTGGATTTGATGACGTGGCTTTCACTCGTGGTGTCAAGGATATCGAGAAATATTGGGTAGGTGGTAGGTTCCAAAGCCAGACTCCTATCCATGTTCGTGGTTCCGTGATCTACAACGAAATGTTGAAGAAGAAGAAACTCACGAATAAATATCAATCGATTACCAGCGGTGAGAAGATTAAGTTCGCGTATCTCAAAAACCCGAACCCGACGCAAGACTATGTGATCGCATGCCCAAATGGTCTACCAAAAGAATTGAAGATGGAAACTTACATCGACTATGCGGTGCAGTTCGAGAAAGGCTATCTCAGCCCTATTGAGTCGATCACCAATACGATGGGCTGGCAAGCAGAAAAAAGAGCAACACTCGAGGATTGGTTCAACTAATGACAAAACTAGACATAGACTTAGACTTTGATTTTGGTTTCACGACTTCTTCTGAAGAAGAAATCAAACAAGAAGGTAACGACAAAGCGCAAGCAATGTACGATGCCATCATGCCTCTTCTTACCAACTTAAAGAAAGATGCAGATAAAAATCCAATTATTAACTGGCCGAACCGTGGAGAGAAGATCGATCTCTTTATTACTAAACTGAATAAGATACTTCAAAACTAGTAAAAATACTTGTGTACAAATAAAGATACATCGTTTATACTAAAGAATAAGACAAGGAGAAGTTATGTCAGATCTATTAAATAAATTGCGCAAGAATACCACAATCAAGGATTCGGATATCCTATCCGATTCCAAGTTCTTTAATGCCAAGGATATGATTGCAACGACTATTCCTGCAATCAATATTGCTTTGAGTGGTAAGATTAGCGGTGGATTCGTTCCTGGTCTGACGATTTGGGCAGGTCCATCGAAGCACTTTAAGACATCATTCAGTTTGTTGATGGCGAAGGCATACATGGATAAGTATTCAGACGCTGTCATGCTTTTCTATGACTCAGAATTTGGTACTCCTCAGTCTTACTTCGACTCGTTCGGCATCGACACGACACGAGTTCTCCATACTCCCGTCACTGACGTCGAACAGTTGAAGTTTGATATTATGCATCAGTTCGAAGAGATCAAGCGCGGGGATCATGTCATCATCGTCATCGATTCGGTCGGCAATCTTGCTTCGAAAAAAGAAGTCGAGGATGCACTCAAGCAAAACTCTGCTGCAGATATGACTCGAGCAAAGCAGCTCAAGTCTCTCTTCCGTATGGTCACGCCTCATCTCAATCTGAAGGATATTCCTCTGATCGTGGTCAATCACACATATCAGACTCAAGAGATGTACTCGAAGGCAGTCGTTTCTGGTGGTACTGGTATCTACTACTCAGCCGATAACATCTTCATTCTCGGACGTCAGCAAGAAAAAGACGGCAAGGATGTGACTGGTTATAACTTCATCATCAACGTCGAAAAGTCTCGATTCGTCAAAGAAAAGAGCAAGATTCCTATCGAAGTATCATGGGAAGAAGGTATCAGCAAGTGGTCTGGTCTACTTGACATGGCTCTCGAGTCTGGTCATGTCATCAAGCCAAAGGTTGGTTGGTTTCAGAAGGTTGATATGCAAACTGGAGAGATCTTCGAAAAGTCGTATCGTATCGCCGATACATACAGCTTTAGCTTCTGGAATCCTATTCTACAGTGTTCGAAGTTCAATGAGTTCATTGAAAAGAAGTATGCTGCATCGAATGGATCTATTATGCAAGAAGAAGATGAGGTAGCAGCGGTCTATGAGATGGAGGATGAATGAGAATTGAACATATCATATTTGGAAACCTTATCGAAAACGAGGAGTACGGTCGTAAGGTCATTCCATTCCTCAAAGAAGAGTACTTTACAGATACTGTAGATCGTAAGATCTTCTCTATCATTCATGAATATGTGGGAAAGTATAACAACTTTCCTACAAAATCTGCTGTCCAGATTGATCTCAATGATGTCGGCGGTCTGTCTGATGATCAGTTTAAGCTTGCGAAGGAAGTTGTTTCTGGCCTTGATAAGTCTGAAGATCGTGATGTGGCATGGCTCGTAGATAATACTGAGAAGTTCTGCAAAGACAAGGCTCTATATAATGCTCTGATGAAATCGATTCAATTAGTAGATGATAGCAAGAAAGATAGTATCTCAGTCGGTGCTATTCCTCAAATCTTGACTGATGCTCTTGGAGTTTCTTTCGATAATAATATCGGTCACGACTTCTTGAATGATGCGCCAGAACGTTATGAGTTCTATCATCGAAAAGAAGTTCGTATCGGTTTTGATATTGACTACTTTAATAAGATCACTCAAGGCGGTTTGCCTCGTAAGACATTGAACATTGCTCTTGCTGGTACTGGTGTCGGCAAGTCATTGTTTATGTGTCATGGCGCTGCACACAACTTGATGTCAGGTCAGAATGTTCTCTACATTACTCTCGAAATGGCAGAAGAAAGAATCGCTGAGCGTATCGACGCCAATCTTCTTGGTGTTACACTCGACGATTTGAAAGAACTACCACAAGCGATCTACTACAAGTTGGTAGGGAAAGTTAAAGAACGAGCAAAAGGTAAGCTCATTGTCAAGGAGTATCCAACAGCATGCGCAGGATCCGCAAACTTTCGACATCTCTTGAACGAATTGAAGATCAAGAAGAACTTTATCCCCGACATTATCTATATCGACTACCTGAACATCTGTGCGTCGTCGAGGATCAAACCGGGGTCGAACGTCAACTCGTACACCTACATCAAGGCGATCGCCGAAGAGCTAAGAGGTCTGGCCGTCGAGTTCAACGTCCCGATAGTTTCGGCGACTCAGACTAATCGTTCTGGTTTTAGTAACTCTGATGTTGGTCTCGAAGATACTTCTGAATCATTCGGTCTACCAGCAACAGCAGACTTTATGTTTGCTTTGATTACCAGCGAAGAGTTACGCCAACTCAATCAGATCATGGTCAAGCAGTTAAAGAATCGTTATGGTGATCCTTCGGTGCATAAGCGATTCGTGATTGGTGTTGACTACTCGAAGATGCGTCTGTATAATGTCGAAGCTTCAGCTCAAGTCGATGTTGTACAAGATGAAGATCGACCAGTCTTCGACAACTCCGCCTCTGGTTATCGAATGGAAAACGAGTCGAAACCAGTCAGTAAGTTCGAGAAAATTAAATTTGCAGGTTTCAAATGATTGGCAATCTCAGACAAGATTGGATAATCAATACCGTTAAAAATCCGAAGTACACTTGGAAATGTAAGGTATTGAAAAATGTGACGTGGATGGTCGAAGAAGGCAATGAACCAAATTGGTTTCATCGCAAAATGCAAGAACTTTGTTTTGGTTTTAAATGGGAGAAGATTAATGGTTAATTATAAGATCGTAAACAATAATCAAACGACTGATGGCGCCTCCATTCTTGAGATCAAAACTGATCAGATTGTTTTGAAGGGATTAGAAATGTGTAAAGCTAAGGAGATGGTTCGTCACCTCAACTTTGGCGGAGGATTCGATGGTCAGACTCCAACCTTTTTTTTAACCAGATAAAAAAAATTTAGAATTGGCTGAAGAACTTGTATAAATAGGTGTACACTATGTGGTGCGTGGATATACAGTTTTAACTGTGTAAGAGGCAAGTGTCTTAATTGACGACTGGAATAGGCAGGGTCACAGGTGGGGTTCCTCCTGCTACACGCATGATGGGCGGCTTTCGGGCCGCCCATTTTTTTGTCTTTTTTCTAAAATAGGCATGTACAA